GTGCCTGCGCTGACCCATGTGCCGCCCGTTGTGGTGCCAGACGCCACAACCTCCCACTTGTAGTTGGCGTTGTTGGTGATGCCCAGAATAGATATAGCCGTCAGGATGGCAATCGCGTCAAGGCGGGCTGTCTTCAAACGAATCGACACCACGGGGTAGAACGTACCGGCAGTGGTCAATGTTTTGGGGCTTGTGATGGTATTACCAGCAGACAACTGCGCACCACGCAACTCGTAGCCGCCTTCGGAGATCACAGTCGAGCACACCTGTTTAAGCGTGCTTGCCCCAGTGGTCGCCGCCACATTGGTCATCTCGTACCGCAGCGGCAAAGAAGCGGTGGTGATGTAGGTGGTATTGACCAGATTGGCGTGGTCAAAGTTGTGGCACGGGACAAATGCCCCGTTGATGATGAAGCCCGTGCGGACCGTACCAAGACCAAGCCACTCAATATCAAGGTACAGAATCTGTGCCTTAGAAGAATCCAGCGTCAGGCCAGACGGGCCGGTGCCGTCCAGTGGGTCTTGGTTCCAATTTGCCTGAGCCACACGGGTGTTGATCGGAGCGCCTGTCACGCTGCTGCGCTCGACCATGTAGTTGGTTGAGCCTTCGCGTTCAAAGTAAATGCCGTTGGCCGCACCGTAATAGCCCGCACGTTGGCGTAGGTTGGCCTTGGCAGTGCCAAACACAAACGTGTTCATCACCAACAGGCTCTTGCCCGGCTGATACGAAAAGACTTTGATGGTTTCCCGAATGATCTGGTCACCACTGGCCGAGCCAACCGTCAGGTCCATCAGACCTTCATTGGCGTTAAACGTTGCCGCTGCGGTGCCGGTTATGCTGTTGACCCACAGGTTGTTGTCCGCGTAGCGATGGGACGAGTCGAACAAGGTCAGCGGGTTGCTGACCCGCAGGCGCCCAAAGGCATCGACGTTGGTGCCGCCGATGGAAATGGGGATGGGTGTGGTTGTAGCCAAGATAGCCCTCAGTGCAGCATCAAGTCGGTTGAAGTACAGGCGCAGGACGTTGTTGAACTGCTCCTGATACCGAGAGTCATATCCACCCGGGGCCAGTGGTAGGTTTGGCGGCGGCGGAACAGTAACATCTTCAATGAGCAGAGTCATCTGCGGCCATCCATCCGAACGTCGATACGGGGCGAACCCAACTGCCACGTCACACCAAGCGCGTCAGACTCGGCTTTCATAATCAACTGACGCCCACGTACCCGGATGTAAACGATGTTGGTGAACTGCTCAATCGGCACCGTGGCCGTGCGTGTAACTGCTGCGCTGCTTGATCCGCCCAAAGACTGCGGGTTGTTAAACCCGGAGCCCGCCCCCTTCATGGGGATCAACGTCATGGTCAGCGAGGGGTTGTTGGCCGTCGATCCCACAAATGTCACGTCCGGCAGCATGCGCCACACAAAGCCAAAGTTCTGACCGTCTTCAATATCAAACTCAGCAGATTCGATGTAGGCATTGATCGCCGCAGGGGTGCCAGTCACGTTGTCGTCTACACCCTGCTCATGGTTCACAAGGTTGTAGGAGTAGGTGGCTGCTATCGGATAGTCGCGCAGGCCGGAGTCAAGCCATGCTGTCCGGCCCATCGTGCCGTAGTACCAAATCTTTTCCAGGTAGTTGTAAACAACGTACCGGTCCACTGTCGTGGAGTTGGCCGAGCAATAGAACCACCAGACTTCATTGAAGCCTTCGTTGGTCCCGGCGAAGACTTGGTTGCCCTGAGCCTGATTGAAGTCTCCAAAGACGTACCGGCGCAGATCGCAGGGGAGCGTTTGCACGCGACCATCGTAGGCGTAGAACTTGTCGATACCCATCCAGTACACCACGCCGGATGCAATAACCGCAGCGTTTGGACTTTCGATGGAGATGTTGTCCCCCAAGAGTTGAGCGCCCCAAACCTCTGGTGCGCCCAGGTACTGCAAGGAGTAAACGGCAGAGTCCGTGAACACCACCAATTCCTGACGGGCTTGGACTGCCGTGATGATTTCCGAACCGTGAGACAGGCGCAGACTGCCCGCTTGGTTGGTGGCCGAGGGAGTCCAGTCCACCGCACTCTCTTGGTCCGACCACCGGATCAGCATCGGGTCAATGATGGATGAGCCGATCTCGTTGCAGCCCAGTGCAAACACGAACCGGTTAATGTCCGAGATGAAGATTTCGTTCTGGATCACCGGCACCCCGTTTGCGCCGGACAGGGTAGAAAGTTCTACCGCCCGAGTAGCCACGCCTGCTGTGTTGTCCCAGTAGTACATGGGGCCGCGCCGGGGGCCAAAGATCAGGTCTTCACCAAAGTTGCCTTGGCTCCAAAGACGAATGGATGTGCGCGTCGTGCTCGGAACACCAATACTCCAGGGGCCAGTGCCCCAAGTACCCGCACCCCATCCGGTCAGCGGAACCTCAATCTCGGGGCCGACGTTGATCTGATAAGCGGCGGAAACCGCCGATCCGCCAGTTGCGCCTGCGGCCACAGCAGATGAGGTGGTGATGGTGTAAGAGTTGACGTTAACAACGGTGATCTGGAACTCAGCGTTGAGGATTGAGGCATAGGTGCCCGTTACCCCGCTGAACGTAACAAAGTCACCCGTGATGCCGCCATGAGAAGGAGCCGTCACCGTAACCGTCGTAGTGCCGTTACCTGTAAACGGATTGGTTCCAAGCGTTGTGGTGACCCGGATTGGCGTGATGTCGTAGTACACACCGCCGCGCTCAATGTAGAACTTCAGGTTGGTGCCAACGCCAATCAGGTTTTCACTCTGGAGCGTTACCCAGTTCCAAAGGGAGCGGCATACACCAAGGAACGTACTGGCAGATATGCGCTGCCACCCACCAATCTTCTCAGGAGTGCCCTGGCGGAAGCGCACCTTGTCGCACTCATACCAACCGTTCTCGTTGGTATAGCGGGTGTTCTCTTTGTTTACACCGGGCTTGAGAGTGAGTTTCTTGAGCGGCATATCGGTATTCTCCCGTCAAGACAGGAAAAGGGCAATCTCGGCTTCACGGCGTTTTACCAGACCGGGCAGGACTTTGCCACCACCCATCGTCCACTGGCGGAAGGCGTCTGCCGCTCCGTTCCAGTCGTCCCGGTTAGCCCGCATCCTGATCTGGCTGCGCTGGAGGTTGCCTAGCCCTGCATTGAAGGCAAAACTGACCAGAGCGTCAAAGCTGCCTTGACGCCCAGGTACACCGGGAACAAGTCGAAGAACACCGCGTTCAAAAGTCCCGACATCATCACGGAATAATTCGTCGATCTCCGTCTTAGTCCAGACACGGCTGTCCTCCGGCTTCAGGGGGAACTCGTTACGGAGCATCCCGGTGTAGCCTTCCTTGCGGATGACCGGGAGCCTGATCTGTTCTTGGTACAAAACGTGGCCATAGCCAATCGTCCAGATGTGGGCAGGGCAAAGGTAGGGTTTACTCCTAAAGCCCTCATACTTGTGCATGAGAGCCTCGCCCACCTTGCTCAGTTTCACTTCTTACTCCAAGTTCTAGAACCGAACCAGTAGCCCAGGATTCCCCCGAGAATGGCCATCTCGTCGGCGGAGAAGATCAGGTCAGCATACTGAATGATGTCATCCATGCTCTGAATCAGGTTGGGGTGGTTCCACAGATACCACGCCATAAAGGCGTTGATGGCCACCAACTCAAACACGAAGATGTAGGTAACCGTAGGGCGAACGGTGCCGACGTAGTTCACCACCCACCGAGAAGCCTTGTCCATGATCTTCTGGTCGTGCGCCAGAGCCGCCTCGGTCATCCGGGCGTCAGTCTCCATCGCCACCTGCTCGGTGCGAATCTCCTCCATCCGGGCCTGGGCGGCAAAGCCTGCTGCGGCCAGTTGGAGTTCGCGCTCGGTCTGAACCTGAGCCAACTTCAGTTCATGGGCTTGGTCTGCCTTGTTCTGGAAGTATTCAAGCAATTTGGGCAAGCCCGAGAGCAGCAAGCCCCCGAGAGTGGAAAGAAGCGACAGCATCTCAGGCTCCTAGAGCAAAGAAGAACAAAAGCACCCCAACCGCCCCCACGCCGATGGAGGCGTAGAACAGGCTCAGGGTGACGGCCAGGATGGCGGCAGAGGACAGGACGATGGCCAGTTGCAGCGCCATGCCGGAGTAGGAGTAGTAAGGCGACTTGGCCTTGGCGGCATCACGCGCAGCCTCTGCCTCTCGGGCCTTGGCTTCGATCTCCACCATGTCTTCCTTCAGGCGGATGGCTTGCTTGTCAAAGGTGTCGGCGTTCTTGCCGCCCTGCTCTGCCGCGATCAGGTACATGGAGGCGCGCACGTTCTTAGTGCCGTACCACGTCCACAGGTTGTTGGCCGCTATGGTTCCGTTGAGAACCGCAGAGGAGTTCCTTCCGGCAAAGTAATTTGTAACAGCAAGGAGTAGAGCAAGCAGGCTAATAGAAACCGCAGCAAGAGCCTTGACATGGGCCTCCCTCTCTG